GCCATGTCCATACATGCGCTGCTTGCCAATCACGGTTTGCAGCACCTGCATTCCCGCCTCTTCGACGGAAACCTTTGTTTCTTGCGCGTAGCCAATTAGGGCATACGTGCACAATCCAACGAATATTTGCTCCAAAATTTTGTCATCCAGTTTCGGATTCTGGTGAAAAACGCCGTCAACAATCGACTCGAATTCCGTGACGATTTTCTTGTGGCACGCTTCGCTGGTTGAATAGTCGGAAAAGTATGGGATTTCTGCCATGCTCACCACACCATCGGTGACACATTTAGCGCCTTGATTCCACGACTTCAATTCGGGTTCTATGGTTTTCATATTCCTGCCTTGTAACTTGTGGGAGACAACATAGCAGTTTTTGACTGCCTGGCCTCCCATTCGAATGTTCTGCGCAATGCGAGAAAGGTCTCAAAGATGTCGTCGTCAATCCTGAGCGGGAACACACCCCACTGCTCTGGTCTGAGCCACAGGGCAGCAGCACCATCCACCTTGGGCATCGGTATTTCAATGTCGCCATCAAACATGACGTCAGCGCGTGAGTAGGCAGCCAATTGGAGAGCAACCTTTGCGCTGATACCGGACCGTGTTGTCTTGAAGTCAATCAAGGTCGTCTTATCGCGAATCCTTGCTATTGCATCAAAAGAGCCTGCGTACATATGAGTGATGGAGAAGACTGACTTCTCTACGTGCAACCACTCTGGTTCAAATTCCGTGCAGAACAAATGAAAGTTGCGCATGAATGGTTCGAGGTCATCGTCATACGGAGCACCAGGGTTGAGGATTTGTTCTTCGATTGCTTTGTGGACCCTGTCTCCAACATCTGCGGCAGTCTTTAGTTCGCGTTCCGGCGCCGCCTTCAGCCATAGGCGTGCCTTTTCGTGCTGATTCGCCATTAGTAGTTCATTCACGTATTCGATATTCTCCACTGCCGCATTGGCAGTAACCTTGCTATTCCACGCGCGCAGAAACGGCGCTGGAAGCATGTCGATTACAGAAGTGACAGAAGGTGCTTTGACCGAAGGAATATTCGGATGCTTGTAATAGCGGTAGCCGTTGATTTGAACTGTTTGAATCTTTGGATTAGTCATTATTTATATGAGTGCCTGTTCTTTGGTCCACTTTTCATAAGTGGCCCAATCGTCCGTGTACCTGTATGTTGCGTCTATCACTATATCAGGGTCTTGGCGCTCATACAACTCCGTGCCAAAACCAAGAACTATGTATTTTGGGGTTGGGAATACGACGCCAAACTTCCGTCCGTCGTAACTGCCTCCAATAAGGTCAATTTCTGCCCTTGATTCTGTCTTGCTTTTTGATGTTGATTTTTGTTTTGTTTTTTTGGCCTTTGCCACTACCGATTAGCCGCCTTGACAGTGTCTTCATATTTGCTCTTAATGTTCTTGACGCAATCTTCAAAGTCTTTAATAAAGTCCTTATCAAGCACAACGGAATCTGTTTCTTTGTCAACAACCATCATTTCGGCAAGAATTTCAAGTTGTGCAATACTGTCACGAATCGACTTGATGTTTGCCGAAAGATACTTTGCCAACGCGCCAATCGATTCGCGCTTTACATTCGCGGACGGTCTTTGAATTGAGACTGCTGAGTCACGCCCACCAAGGGTATGACCGTGAATTGTGAACGCTTCATTTGGATTGCCGAGAGGGCCAAACCCAGAAACCTTAGACATATGTGCTCCAATCAATCGTACTTATCACTATACAGCATTTCCATTACGTTCTCTGGTTCCAAAAGAAACCCCTTTGCTGGATTGTCGCTGCTTTCTGCAAACAATCGTTTTGTTGATTCGTTGAACAACTCCCTGTTGGCGCGTAGATAATTCTTTAGTCTGGCAACAGATACGACGATGAGAGATGAATTCAGGGAATAAATGTAAATCCACCAAGTTGCCGTCGTGACGTTAATTCCGCTTATTTTCCAAACCGGATATCCGAACACGTCGGTCTCACGTCTTGGGTTTTGATTGGTCTCGACAACCATTCTCCCGTTGCGATATCGGTCTGTCTTGACCTCTGCTGAGCCCTGAATTACCGACTCATAAAACGTCTTTACAAAACCTTCTCCCATATGACCAAAGGCCAAATCGTTTGAGAAATTAAACGATTTTTCGGGAATATCAAACTGAGGATTGTAGGTCATTGTTTACATTCTCATATTGATACTGAGCAGACAGAAATTTTTCAAGGTCCACATTAAAGCGGGGCTTGCCATTTCCCTGCGTCACGTTTACTGCATTGGCAAAATCTTCGGCAATGGATTTCCACATTTCCTCGCGTTGAACCAAAAAGGCAATCATTTCTGCCGCACGCTCAAGCAAGTCTCGTTGCACAACGACTTCGACTTCCCCGTCATTCTCAACTATCCTCATAAGCGACGTCAGAACGCCAAGCGTTTCAATCATGTCTTTTGGATTGTCCATGTGGTTGTCAGCAGTCTAGCGGTTATCTCCGCTGCCCGCAATCTTTCCGCGCTGAGCGCGTGATTCAAGTTTTTGAACATTGCGTGCCGCAACCGCGGCAAGATTTGTTTTGAGGGCTGTTGCCAGTTCCGAGCAATACCACAAGACATCGCCTAGTTCGTCTAATAGGGAATCCGTGTTCTCTTGCGTAAATTGTCCATCGTTATCACGAATGATTTTCTTATATTTGCCGGCAACCTCACCCGCTTCAGACGTCAAGCCAAGAACTAAATACTCAATGGCTCTATCCTGTGGATAACGTGCGGTCAGGCTTGTCCTGAATTGATACTGCGAAAAGTCCATAAATGCGCTTTCGTCGAATGTTCTCATGTCCATACAGAAATCATAGCCGCAGACACTCTTCTTAGACGATTTATCCCCCTAATCTCCACTAACCTACTCGGAACTAATTCATACGGAAGGTTACTTTATGACAACGCTAGACCAATCCTTTGTGGACTCCTATTCCCAAAAACAAGCCCCTTGGGGTTTTAACGGCATGGGTGAAATCGTTTTCTTGAGGACATATAGTCGCAAGAAGGACGATGGAAATAATGAGACATGGACCGAGACGCTTCAGCGCGTTGTTAATGGCGCGCATGAAATCGGTGTTGAGTACACGAAAGAAGAAGCAGAGAAACTCTTCGACCACATGTTCAATCTGCGCTGCTCATTCTCCGGCAGAGCACTTTGGCAACTTGGAACGCCGCTCGTACAGAAATTCAATGGGTCGTCGCTGAACAACTGCTACTTCACCAACATTGAAAAGATTGAGGATTTTGAATTGTTGTTTGAGTATCTGATGCTTGGTGGTGGCGTCGGCTTCTCGGTTGAGCGCGCCAAGATTCACGACCTCCCGAAAGTCAAATCCGGAGTGAGCATTGCACATGAGCGCTCCAACGACGCTGACATCATTGTCCCTGACTCGCGACATGGATGGAAGCGACTGCTCCATGCCGTGCTCAAGTCGTACTTTGAAACTGGCAAGTCATTCAGTTACTCGACAATCTTGATTCGCGAATACGGTGCGCCGCTCAAGACTTTCGGCGGCACTGCTTCTGGTCCTGGCGCCCTCATTGACGGAATCGCAGACATTTGCAAGGTGCTCGATGGGCGAGTCGGAAAGAAACTCCGCTCCGTCGACGTTCTGGACATCTGCAACATCATCGGTCGCATCGTTGTGTCTGGCTCGTCACGTCGTTCGGCTCAGATTGCTATGGGCGACCCGGATGACGTCCTGTTCCTTCGTGCCAAGAACTGGTCCACAGGAACGGTCCCTGCATGGCGTGCAAACAGCAATAACAGCATCTACGCAGACTCGTACGACGAAATCATGCCGGAACTCTGGAAGGGGTATGACGGCTCTGGTGAGCCATACGGTTTGCTCAATCGCAAACTCGCTCGCAGCGTCGGTCGCCTTGGAGAAAAGAACCCAGACCCCTCGATTGAGGGATTCAACCCGTGCGCAGAGATTGCCCTTGCTGACGGAGAGAGTTGCAACCTTGCGACTATCTATCTCCCGAATGTCGAGTCGCTGGAACAGTTGAAGGAAATCTCAATCCTTCTTTACAAGGTTCAGAAGCAAATCACTCGCCTCACCTATCCGTACGAGAAGACGACCAACATCGTCAAGAAGAACGCACGACTCGGCCAAAATGTGACCGGGATTCTGCAGGTTTCTGCGGAGAAGATTGAGTGGCTGGATGAGGCCTACAAGAACCTCGCTGCATTCGACAAGAAGTATTCAAAGGAAAAGGGCTGGCCGACCTCGGTGCGTTTGACCACCGTTCAGCCGTCTGGAACCCTCTCGCTGCTTCCTGGTGTTACTCCAGGCATCCACCCTGCATACGCGCAGTACTACATCCGCCGTGTCCGTTTTGGCTCGGCAGACCCCCTTGTGGACGCCTGCCGCAAGCGTGGCTACAAGGTGCAGTGGGACATCGGCCTTGACGGTCGAGAGGACCACACCCGTTATGTCGTGGACTTCCCGTGCATGTCGCCAGAAGGCTCGGTCCTTGCCACCGAAATGACTGCAGTTCAGCAGTTGGAGTGGGTGAAGACAATGCAGACCATCTGGGCAGACAACGCAGTCTCGGTGACGGTGTACTACCGCAAAGAAGAACTGTCGCAAATCAAAGAGTGGCTGGAAAAGAACTACGACGATGGCGTCAAGTCAGTGTCGTTCCTGCTCCACAGCGACCATAACTTCCCGCTTCCCCCATACGAGGCGTGCTCGAAAGAGGACTACGAGAAGATGCTGGCGAGCATCGACTTCTCTGTCCCACTCCAGCAGCGTTCGTTTGATGGAGAACTGGAACTCGACAACTGTGCGACAGGTGCTTGCCCAATCAAATAATTATGGGCAAACATGAATCTATAGATGCATGGCTTAAAAATGATTCGCTATTCATAAGCGAACTTGCTTCTGGCCACAAATGGGCTCAGTATGCAAGCGCATATTTGTCATCGTGCGGAATTCATGCAGCCTGTGGGTCTATGGTTATCAGAAAATCAATAGAGCAGCGGCATGATTTTTCCAACGAAAAAGACATCACGTTTGAAACTATGCCTGGCCTTATTGAGGTTAAATCTCGTCGTCTTTCTTTTGGCCAGTCGCCAAACTCATACCCAAAAGACTCTGCATTTGTTGACACTGTAAATGGATGGCAAAAAAAGAACCCAAAGCCTCTTGCGGTAATAATTGTAAGTCAAATCACGAAACACATGCTCGTGGTGCCGACAAGCACTTCTGACAAGTGGGGAAAATTCACGAGCAAAGACAAGGTTAGGGGTATTACCGATACATGGCTTACCGCTGATAAATCCTTGCTACGCCCAATTTCGGAATTGGTTGATTGGCTATTGACTCGCCAGAACAACTATCGCTATGGGCGCCCTGGCGAATAACGCTGGGGAATCCACATCAAATAGTTACCGGTGTTGACGCACACGTAGGGCACTCCGTAAATGCGTGTGCGCTCTGCCGGATTAGAGCAACGCAGGTCCACAACTTGTGGTTGAGCAACGGTCGTCGTCGGAGCCACTGTCGTCGTTGGGGCAACGGTGGTCGTCGGGGCTGGAACGGTTGTCGTGGTTACGACAGTCGTAGTGGTGGTCTGAAGCGGTGCGCCTTCAAG